ACAGGCACGGCAACAGGCACGGCAACAGGCACGGCAACAGGCACGGCAACAGGCACGGCAACAGGCACGGCAACGGGAACACCTACAGGAACACCCACGGGAACACCTACAGGAACACCCACGGGAACACCTACTTCTAGCTCTTCGATGACAAAAAGTCAAACATCTCTCCCCGCCCCTACTCCGAGTGCCTTAGCAGAGATTGTTATACGTGTGCAAAACGCTGAACAAGCCTCAATGAATATGGTATATCTATATATTTTTGTGCCATTGAATGTTATTTTTTGTTTGTGCTGCAGTATAGGTATTATTTCGGCAATTTTATATAAAAGGCGGTCTAATGATGAAATCACTATTGTAGAAAAAATTACTGAAGCTTAAATTATTAGCGTTAAAATAATCAATATTAGTAAGAGAACTATGGGTAATACAATATCTGGGAGGATCCCGGCCGATAGTCTAGACGTATCCTTGAATAAAAACCCATTTGACATATTTAAAACAGATGGAACCGGCTCTAAATTCGGCCCCAGCATTTCATTGAAATGGCCGCTCTGGGATCAAAGTTCGGCACTTGGATCAATCTTATCTATATTAATTGGAACAATCATTTTACTTGTTATTATACATTTTACTATTTATCCTATATTTTCATTTAATGCGGGTGATAAGGGGCTCATTGAAATACCAACATTTAGTGATATGCAAATAAGATATAAAGATGATCCTGCAATATCAAGTACTCCAGCAAATTTTGATAATCTTGAACCGGTTAATTATACTTTAAGCGCCGATATAAATATTGATGAAAAAACTATTAGTTCATTGGGGGAACCGATGGTTATTCTCTATAGAGCTAAGACAGAAAATACATCATATCCGCGGGCAGGAATAGATACTGTGGATACATTGCTTAGCCAGTTTCCAGATACAAACTTAATCGTTTGGTATAAACACATGGAGCAAAACTTATATGTGAGTGTAGTGGGTAATAACGAAGCCTCTACAAATACAGCTGCTTCTGCGGGTAAAATCACTCCTGCAATTCAACATATGCGACCAGTGCATATTCCACCCAAAGCTTTTAATATAACCTTAGTGTTTGCTGATAAATATATAGAACTATATATGAATGGGGAACTCAAAGAAACTATGACATTAAAAAACACTCCCATTGTCCCACCAGATAATTCATATTTTTTCCCACCTCCATCCAAATTGATTGGAATTAAAATTGCAAATCTCTGCTATTGGCGCAGGGATTTGTCATACAGAGAAATACTCAAGCACAGTGATAAAAAAACATGTGACACGGTTTTTAAATAAAACCCTACCGCGATATGCTTAGATCACTATTGCAGTCATGTAGGCTAAGTTAAGACCCTCCTTTGGGGGTTCTTAAATTTGGCACACGACGATAAGAAATATGGCAACTGACGTTAGAGATGGAGTGGGGGGTATTTGCATTTTGTTTAATAGCAATCATTGCATTTTTGTTTTACAGTCCTAGTTTCGCAAAGAAAAACAAAGGGCAGCAAGATGGACCCTATCAATTAGAAAAGCGCTCAACTATATTAACAGTTTCGGAATCCGAGATGTTATATTCCACTGCAGCAGCCAGTTTATCGTCATTTATATATCTTAACCCGATGAACCGAACCGGCGAATATCCAAATTGCGTAACAAATCCCAATCAAGTGTCATGTAACGGAAAGTTTGTACCATGCGAATGTGATGCTAAAACAAAAGATTGTTCGGTGTGTCTGCATTCAGGGTATAAAACAATCATCAATATATCTAACGTCTTTATCCTAGAAATTCTAAATGCCCCGGATGCTAGTCGCACAAACAAAGTTCCTGCACATCTTCTGATACAAACAGAAAATCAACTTCCCGATGGGACCTTTAGAAAGTATATTGAAACAATGATCCTCCCACCACTTGATATTCAAAAGTGGGCAATGATAACAATTGCACACGAAGGCAGAAGAGTTGATGTATATTATAACGATCAAATGGTTCTCAGTGAAATGCCTAACTATAAGCCAATTTCTGACAGGAGTAAAACGAATTTACAGGGGGTTGTTTCCGGTTCAGAAGGTCTTTTTGGGCAAATTACGCTTATAAAAACATACGATAAAAGGTTAAGCAATCCAGAAGTAATTGATATATACAAAAATAATACAGATACTCTCGGAAATCCGCGTATAGGCACGAATGCAAACCCCTATATATATTCTGACCCATCCGGCCTCAACCCCGGATTTAAGTCGGGGATGACTTTGAGTTCATTCTTCTGCTTTCCTGGTCAATGCCTTAACCCACCGGTTGTTCGTTCAGCATCACCTATACATGATTGGAGCTCACCCTACGGATAAAGTTATTTTACAGCTACCTATCACTATTATGCTATACTAAGAGATGTAAAAAACAACTCTTAGTATGATATAGAAGTATGGAGGCAAGTCCCGGTGTTACTAATCAAAAAAATGCACAAAGTAATAATACATTTGGGATATTCACAATAATTTTTTTGCTCCTTGGCATCACAGCCATATATTATTTATATACGTTTCTATACAGTTCTTCTGAAAGTAAAATGGTATTGCTTTCTGGCCCAAAACGTAATGCTGATTCGCCGCTTGAAAAACCCCCCACCATTCCCTTGCCATATGAAGGAGGTGAATATTCAGTAAATACATGGGTATATATAAGCAGTTTCAACAAGAATAGAAATACACGGAAACATATTTTTGAGTTGAAGGGCACATATTTTTCCAGCCTTTTGATTGGGCTTGGTGCATATAATAATACTCTTGTTGTGCGCACGCATACAAAGGATCCCAGTGTGGAAAGTTTTGCGGATGCACAGGGTATTACTGTTCCAGCAGGTATTGCTATGCAACTTGGTGCTGGTCAATCAAGCCAGGGTGTGAATCCTAAAGTCACGTATGTGCCTGGTATGAGCGGATCAACTGTTCCACCCAATGCGGCGGATGCTACTTCCGCTGGAAATCTTTCTGCGGGGACAGTGAATAGTATGTTTACTCCCACTGCAATGAATGACTCTCTTCTTACTACCCCCCCAGTGTGTGATTTACCTGAAATAGATCTTCAACGCTGGACAATGATAACAGTTGTTCTTTCCGGGCGGACAATTGATGTTTATAGGGATGGTAAGCTCAGTCGTTCGTGTATGACTCCTTCATACTATAAAGTGGATCCTACAGGCGTAAAAGCCTTGATGACAGAACGTGGAGGATTCGACGGATATACGGCAAATACTTCTGTTGCAAACTATGCTATGAACCCGGATGAAATATATAGGGCATATCTCCTTGGACCCGATGGGGTCAATATGGATGTTTTTAGTTGGTTCGTATCTCTTTTCAAAGGTTCTGCTTAACTAGAGAATGGATAGTGCATCTTCCGGGCAAATTATTACCGGTATGACAATCCTGGTGACGACACTGGTATTTATATATGTAGGCGAAATGCTATATGTAATAACAATAGACGCTCAAAAACGTTTCCAAACGATAATAGATTATACAGCGAACTCGGAAGAAAAAACTATCGTAATACACCAAGACCCCTCCAAATATGCCGATGCTAAAACAATTGGACTCTCAGTCAATGAGAGAACAGGTATAGAATTTGCATACGCATTTCATATTTTTGTTCTCCCGCAAACATTTTCCGATGCTGCTACATTTAAACACGTATTCCATAAGGGGTTTGCATGCCCGTGGCCTCTTATGGGACCTGGAGTATTCATACATGGCGCTACAAATACAATGCGCGTATTCATGAACACGTATAAAAATCCCTTTACATATGCGGATGTGCAGAATATACCGGTGAAAAAATGGTTTCACGTTGCGCTAAACTGTTCCAAGGGGGGCTTAGATATTTTTGTAAATGGTAATCTCGCAAATCGTATCGTGTTTGATAATACACTGCCGTATCAAAATTTCCAAGATTTGATACTATTTTCCAACATGCATATTGGTAGTTTGTTGGGTAGCGGCATACCGTCATTGAATAATGAGGATTTTAGATTGGACGGCTCATTTAGAGGGTTTTTATCTAATATGGTATATGCCCGGTATTCTCTTTCATTCAATGAAATACAGGCTCACATGAATGCAGGGCCGTCGAGTAAAATAAATGAGGCTGCTATGGATAAACCACCGTATTTTGCAGATGATTGGTGGTCTCGTAGCGTTTGACCATAGTAATGATATAAAGCGCAAAATAAGAACTCACATGGTGGGTTCTTAAGTTCCGCATATGACGGCAGTGGCCTATAGCATATTCTCTTCTATTCCAGTAAGGATTCGGGTGAGACTATGACCGGCGGTGGATTATTAGCCCTTGTTGCATATGGTGCTCAAAACGTATTGTTGAGTGGCAATCCACAGATGACCTACTTCTATCGTGCTTTCAAACGATATTCTCATTTTGCAATGGAGAGTATAACAATCCCATTGGAAGGGCCAAATGAGCTTTCATTTGATCAACCAATAAGCCTCCGGGCAAAAATTCCACGCTTTGGAGATCTCATGTCCGATATGATATTCAGCTTTACGATTCCGGATATATATAGTAAGTATATCGTCACACAACCAAGCGGTCGCACAAGTCAGTGGGAGTTTCAGTGGGTCCGATATTTAGGTGCAGCAATTATTCAAAATGCAGAATTTTTCGTTGGTGGTCAAAAGATCCAGGGATTTGATGGTGCATACCTTCTAAGTCGTGCATTACTTGATATGGATCAAGATACATTTTGGAAATGGAAAAATTTGGTTGGAGATACGCCTGAAATGACAGAACCCTCTCAAGGGGCATATGCAGGTGGAAGTTCTCATACAGGGTATCCGACAGTTATAACAAATCCTACAGCGGCTCAACAGCTGAATCGTCCCTCAATTATGGGACGTGATATTCATATCCCCCTTTCATTTTGGTTTACGGAGTCTCCCTCTCAAGCGATCCCTTTAATTGGGCTACAGTATCACGAATGTGAAATTAAAATTACTTTGAATCCCATATCACAACTATACACCGTTTTGGATGCATCGGGTGCTAGAGTTAATCCAGAATATAGAATAAACGCAACTGCATCGCAAATTAATCTCAATACTCCGCAATATTCTAGCGCGAATGATGATTTGGCCAGCATTCGTTATTTTTTGACAGATATTGGTGCTTCTGTTCCTGCTCTCAATAATTTATATATTAATCCACGGCTGCAGGGAACTTTCATATATCTCCCGAAGGAGGAGCAACAGGTTTTTGCATCACGGCCTTTGACATATATGATTCCACAGGTAACTATATACCCATTTCCAGGCAAATATACGCGCGATCTTCTTGATCTTGAAACGCATAATCCTATTACGCGATTAATATTTATTCAACGAAGGTCGGACGCGGATATGCGAAATGATTTTGCGAATTTTACGAACTGGTATTCATATCCATACGCCCCCTTTATTCCCACGCCTGGTGTTTTAACATCATTACAACAGGGTTATATATCTGGACTTATAGTTCCAAACGCACAACTAAACATTATTCGAAGCTTGCGTGTTTTATGCGACGGTAATGAAATTCAGGAGCAGAAAAATACAGATTATTTCGCGAATTTATCCACATTTAGGTATGGAAAGGGGATTGGGCAAGATGGACTATTATTATATTCATTTCAACTATCACAATCTGCAACACAGGCTTCTGGTTCGATTAATGCAAGTCGTATTCGAAATTTTCAAGTAGATTTGGATCTTTTTCCTCTGCCGGTTGCAACGACATATGCATATGATATCACAATTTACGTAGAAAATATAAACTGGTTTCAAGTGGTTTCGGGTATGGGCGGCCTCAAGTTTGCCCTTTAACTTTACGAGTTTTTGCAGCTGCAAGTGTGGCTGGTCGTTTATCTCTAAGGCGTATTTCAGGATATCCACTCTTTTTGGTAAGATTCAGAGAGCACAAGTCGGGAAACATTTTAACAAGTTTCTTGGCCCCAGCGGCTACTGTTTCCATCGTACGAAACTCCTGATTCCCCCCCTTTTCCGTATAGTATGCTGTTTTCGGTGCAACGTCACGTAGGCGAATGACGGCCCCGTCACGCAGGTAAAAACGGATACTTCTTTCATAATCCTCTTTATCCATTTCTAGAGCAAGTTTCACTCCCTTGGGACCCTTGGTCCCGGGATTGAAACAACCATTGAACGTTCCGATTACAAATCTCAAATCGGTCGTGTGTTCCTTTTTCATGAAATATCCATTTGCTGCAGGATAAATACCCCACAGCGAGCAGTTTGCCCGCTTACATTCATCAAACCCTCTCCGAATAACCTCTTTTAAGTTTTTTAGCTCTGTCTCATTTCGACGCGCCGTTGGACTCCATTCAATGAATGAGGATACATCATCATCCATATGAATTAAAGGCTTTCCTACGGGGAAATAATCAGATATGAAATTTCTCTGCGGCCCTATTTTAGGGACACCGATAACAATCTTATTATAGGATTTGGGATCTAAAACATTTTTATATATGGCGCCTTCATCTTTATTGGCTACAAAAATATATATACGATTTGGTTCAATACCGTATTTTGTCAGAAGCGCCAATGATTTATCTCGTAGTGTTTCAGCGCGTTTGTATGATGGAATTGCAATAACATAATCTTCTGCTTTCGCCTTTCTTGTTTTCATTGCGCTCTATTTGGTGGTTGTAAAAAAACTCACCTGGTGTAGTAATGGCCGCCGTCTTACAGGCACTGGGTGTAAGTACATCTACTCCTAGCCCCGACGCATATAACAATCAAATTGCAGAAGATAAAAATCTGAAAGCAGCCAGAAGTAACTGCGAAACTTTAAAGGCAAGTTTATGCCTTGCTGTAAATGTGGGTAGGTTAAGTGGATTAGATACAACGACGCTACAGGCAAGATGCGACGACATATCGGCATTATGCAAGTCTAATCTTACGTCGGCTGAGATTGAACAAAAAACAAAAGAATATGCATTGGCTGCAAAAGATACGCGTGCATCAACGCTTGCTGATCAGAAAGCCTCCATTACCGAGGTGTCCAATACAATTTCGACGAGAATGATGGTAGTAACGGGAAATACTAATATATCGCCCGAACTTGTTAAAAAATATACGGAATTAAATGAAAAAATCACGACTGCACTAAATGATATTAAAGCAGCCGATCCATTGGATGATACAACTCCTCTACCGGTTATACCATCTGAGGAAGAATTTCGTATATCTATAGATGATCTTGATAATCAGTATGAAGAAGAACTAACCAAAAAGGCTAATCTTGGACGGCGCCTATGGAATAAACTGCGGAGTGTAATGCCTTATATAACAATAATAATATGCATAATAGGTGCTATTCTTGGTGGTATAATTTCTGCAAATACGCATGCAAATGAACCATTTTGGGCAATAAAAATATATTATTTTTTCTATGGAGCCATATTATTTCCAATTTCCCTAGGATTTGGTGCGTATAGTCCCCCAGAATGGAAATCAGGTTTTATTCCAATTATTTCAACTACTCCTCGTGCGCCAGTTGAACATCCTTTAGGGGTATTACCCGCACCACCTCCTGCTGTATTAGGATCTCCAGGTCCAAATCCCATGGGTCCAAATCCCATGGGTCCAAATCCCATGGGTCCAAATCCCATGGGTCCAAAGCCCATGGGTCCAAAGCCCATGGGTCCAAATCCCATGGGTCCAAAGCCCATGGGTCCAAAGCCCATGGGTCCAAAGCCCATGGGTCCAAAGCCCATGGGTCCAAAGCCTCCAGTTTCACCACCTCCAGTTTCACCTCCTCCAGTTTCACCACCCCAAGGTTCAAAGGTTCTAGGAGCTCTTGATAAATTTGCCGGCCTTGTTGGAAAAATACAAATTCCTAACTTGCCTAAAATAGTCTTTCCATCATTTGGCGGTGGAGGGGAGCCTACACCACCTCAACCGCTTGGTAAGGCAGGCGCCTTTACATATGCCGACGGGGTGCAGTATATGAGTAAGAATATGCTAAGGGCATTATCTATTGCTGAAATTATAGTGCTAGGCTCTATAGGGGTATTTTATGGAATAGATAAATTCGCAATAAGACTTAAATAAAACGGTGATGTCCCGTTACCCATACATCGCGGTAACAGTATAAACCCTTGTTTCATATATAATTTAGAATGGAAATCCCAGCATGCTCACCGCAAGAAGCAAAGAATTTTCCGTTTGTTTCGGTGATCACCCCAACGTATAATAGGAGGAAGTTTATTCCTTATCTTATTAAATGCTACAAATCGCAAGATTATCCTGCAAAGCGGATGGAATGGATTATCCTTGATGACGGATCGGACCCTGTAGGGGACCTATTCAAAGATATCGGTATTCCTAATGTCCGATATATTTGCGAGTCTGAAAAGCGCACTATTGGTGCAAAAAGAAATCGTCTGAATGCAGAATCCCGTGGTGATATTATTGTTGCTATGGATGACGATGACTACTATCCACCTGAGCGTGTATCCACCGCTGTAAAAGCCTTTAAACGTCACCCTAATATTCAACTCGCCGGTGCTTCCGAAGTATACATGTATTATTCCGATATTCAGACTATTTACAAGTTAGGACCATACAGCGCAAATCATGCGACAAATGGCACTATGGCATGGAGACGTTCTTATGCACAAACGCATCAATATGATGAAACAGTGACACATGCAGAGGAAAAATCATATTTAGATGATTATATTCATCCTATGATCCAACTTCCTGCGCTTAAAGTCATGTTAGTAATGAGTCATTCTGAGAATACATTTGACAAAACAAAAATGCGTGAGCAACCTAATAACCCCCTTGTAAAAAAGTCAAGTATGAAAATACAGCAGATTATACGTGATAAAGAAATACGTGAATTTTTTAAAAAGGCTTGAAAGAAGGCCTTAAGAATGTGTCTTACCCCTTTACAGAAATGACAACGTATTATTTAACGCAGGCGCAAAGACTAATGAGTGTAATGTCAGTGCCATATACTACAGCACTGACATCAGAATCTTCTTGCATAGATGTTCCAGCAAATTCGTTGAAAGTTAGTTTGCGCTCGCATCAACAGGCCGCAATATATGCTATGGAGGCAAAGGAGCGCGAACTGATGAATGGACTGGATTGTTCAGGTGAGATTCTCTATTCATCCTACGCAGTCCTTGGTGATTCTGTAGGTGTTGGCAAATCTCTCATGGTGCTTGGTCATATTGCTCGGCTTGCAACGATTCCTCCGCTGATGTCATCCACTTCTATGGGACCGCATAGTTCTAACAAGGTCTTCAGTATCAAGAAAAATATGTTTAGCAATACGAATGAGGCAAACGCGCTTATTATTGTTCCGCATACTCTTTTCCGTCAATGGGCGGATTATATTAAGAAGCAGACGAATCTAAAGGGGATTCTTCTTGATAAGAAGAAGGGGCTTCAAGCGGAAACATTCAAGGCGGATGTAATGGGGGCCGATATAGTTCTTGTGAGTAACACACTCTATAGGGAGTTTAGTGCATGGCAAAAGGAGAATGATATTCGGTGGAAGCGGGTATTTGTGGATGAGGCCGATACGATTCATCTTGTAAATGGATATCCGAAACCAGAGGCACGTTTTACGTGGTTTGTTACAGCCTCGTGGATGAATATCCTGTTTCCGAATGAAAGCCTTTATATTCAGAAACAGATTCTGCATACGCATGTATTTGCACCTGATGCACCGTATTCATATTTGAAGCCACATTTTGATGAATTGTACAGATCAACGCGTCCCTATGATTATATACGCTTCTCGATGACATCTGCCAACTTTTTCCGCGAACTCATAAACTCTGATCATAAGCTGCGGGGAAATCTTGTGCTGCGTTGTAGTGATTCTTTCATCCAAGAATCTATTTCATTGCCTATTCTGTATCGGCAGAATATCCTGTGCAAGGCACCACTGCAACAGCGTATTGTATCGCAGGCAATCCCTATCGAGGTTCAGCAGCTTCTTCACGGGGGAGATATTGTAGGCGCAATGAATGCGCTTGGCGTGAAATCGGAGGACACGACAAGCCTGATTGATGCTGTAACAAAGAATCTGCAGAAGGAGCTTACAAAGCTGAAGCTGACCTATGATTTTAAATCTGGTCCGGCGATTGAGTATTCTACTCCGCAGGCAAAGGAGGCTGCATTGAAATTACTGGAAGATAAGATTAAACAGAAGCAGGAGGCGATTAAGAGTATTCAAGATCGTATCGAGGGTTTCAAGAATGAGGTTTGCCCTATTTGTTATGACGAGCCTGGTGAGGCGATTTTGACCCCGTGTTGTTCGAGGATTTTCTGTGGTGAGTGTATTATTACGTGTTTGACACGGAATCCGAGCTGCCCGATGTGTCGCGCGGCCATTAAGGGGGGGGAGCTTACAAAGGTTGTGACGCAGAAGGATGTGACGCAGATTGTGGAGGCTTCTCCTGGACCCGAGGACATGTTAGAGAAGAAGCAGGATGCGCTAATGCGTCTATTTAGGGATAATCCGCAGGGGCGGTTTCTTGTGTTTAGCCGGTATGATAATCCTTTTACGGCGATGGAATCTACGATTGATGCACTTGGAGTAAAGGTGAAACAACTGAAGGGGAATAAGGATGCCATTGCGGCGACGTTGCGGGCGTTTCAGGGTGGTGATCTGAAGTGCCTTCTCCTCAACTCGCACTATGCAGGTTCGGGTCTGAATATTACAGCTGCGACGCATGTGATTCTTCTTCACGCGATGACACACGAGGAGGCGAAACAGATTTTGGGGCGCGCGTATCGGATGGGTAGGACGACACCACTGTACTTTATACGCCTCTTACATTCGGATGAGATGCCGACAACGAACTAACGTTCGTTTGCCAGCATCATGGCTTACCCTTCGGGTTCGCCGAAATGCCAACGACAAACTAAAGTTTGTCTTTTGGCATTAGTGCTTCGTCCTTTGGACTGCGCGAAATGCCGACAACGAACTAAGCCTGTTGAACATTCTTATTGAATTGCTCCAAGCTCACCGCTTCATAACGCCGAACTTTATCCGGTCGCAGAGTTCCACCTTGGATTTCCGCGAGCGCATACATTGGTGCAAGTCGGATAGAAACCCCGCGTTTTTCTGAGATGTCACAGAGTAGTTTCCATGCATTGAACATTGCGGATTGTTTCGTGAGAACAGGCGTATAGCGAAAATTATCCTGCGTAAAACATGCAGTTCCAGGCGGCAGCGGTGCTTCTTTGGTGAGGCGCATACTGATTGTTTTTAATTTTAGTTTTAATGAAAGGGGTAAAATGGTCCAACATTGATAGAAAAATGCCCAAAAATCTCCTTGATCTGATACTCTATACGCATCAAAAAGGCTTAAATATAATTTCCATGCCTCTTCTGTATCCCCCTTTGCAGCTTCCACGCGCTCAGGAATATTTTCTAAACTAATCAAACTGGCAAGATTTCCTTCATTATTTTCTATGTTGAAATCTAGAAGTGGATCCCATTCACCCCAAAGAGTCCACCACGCAATAGGCATAACACCATCGGGTATATCGATATTATGTTCAGGGAGCTCTAGCCCCGCCATTTGCCGTTGTAACGAGCGTAAATCACCATTATATGTTTCAGGTGGATCTTTACCCAGCCATTCACGCAAGCGATCTGTTGCAACTGGTTCCACCTTGAATGTAAGGCATAGTTTCGCAATTTGCTGGAGTGTGCGTGTATCGAGTGAATTACTAATAAGAATCAGAGGACGACCATCCTTTACTTCTTTTGATTTAAGATAAGTATGAAGTTCATTGAGGCCCCCGCGTTCCCCATTACTGAGACCATCAATCTCATCCAATAAAACACCAATGCCCCCCTTCTTACCGGATTCAATCATTTGAACAATCCCTCCTTCACGAAGTAGGGGCAAAATAATCTTACGAAATGATGTCCCAGAGCGTGTATGACTCGCATTAAATTCCACCGTTTTCAAGCCAGCCGCCTTAAAAACACGATGCGCGAGAGTAGTTTTACCAATTCCAGGGGGTCCTAGTAATAGAACTGCCGGCTGTTTTCTCGTTTTCAACCACTCATTGAGTTGTGTCTCAATATGTGGATGAAGGCACACTGTTTCCTTACTCATTCTATATGGTTGGTAGCTCATTCTTTAACCGGCATATCGTGTCAATCTTACCGCGATGCTGCATTAAAGAATCCAACAGGAGTGTTTAATCTCTGCTTACATCGCTTTAAGAAGCCCCTTCGGGATTCTTAACTTTGGCACATGACCTTATGCCTGAACTGGCGGAGGTAACGGCGGCTCATTCTTTGCAGTGCAGATTGTTCCATCCCACACACCCTCCCAAGTGACTTGCTTATCCTTTGCCTGCTTGCAAAGTTTAGCTACTCTATCTTTACCGCTGTCGAGAAATAAGTCAAAGAAATATGATTCATCTGTTTGTGTCGGACTTGTCCAGCGCTTTATGCCACCAGTTCGTGCAACACCTATAGTATCGACACACACTTGCTTATTATTTATATTGTATAAACTGAGAAAATCGGGGCAGTAATTGACAATAGGTGGCCATGTAGTTACAGATGTTATATCTCTCCTCGCCGGAGAAAACCATTTTATTCCAAAATAAAACGAGAAGCCTATGAATCCAACAAGCAATAATCCCCCTGTTATTTCTTGATTGATCGATTTATAGTATAATGCGGACCCTATTGTTCCCACACAAGCGGCAAATGCATATATCCAGAACCAATAGTTCTCCATCTCTAACTCAGGAACTGATATTCTTAGAGGCGATGCGACCCTAAGCATGACAGTTTGTATAGCGTTACATAGGTGTTTAACGACCGAAGTGGGCCAGGGGAGCGGGGGTGCCGTTGCCCTCGAAGCCGAGCTCCACATAGCCCTGTAAGTAGTCCTCGCCCGTGACGCCAGCGGCGCGGCCGCCCACGCCGAAGGTGGAGGGCAGGTTAGGCACCACCACCTGCAGCTTGCGGAACGTGCGCAGAGAAGATACTACCGTCTTACCCATGTCACGGAAAATCAGGCCAGCCGTGGTTGTGCTCAGCGTGGAGGTGAAACCCGTCATCGTCGCCGCCGCCTGGCCGCCGTTCGCGCACCAGGTCGCCGTGGAGAAGGTGCCCGTCGTAGGGTTGTACGCATTCACTCTGTTGAACATGCTCGCAACGGAGATGAAGTACTCAGTGTCGTTCGATGTTGTCTTCACGGAGGTGAGCAGGGAGGTCATTTGTATATCCCGGATTTAGAAATAAATTTAGGGATTTCGTAGCCGGTAGATCTTCTTATTTTCATACCTCGCGGTACCGGTAGTAGAGATGGCCAGCCCTCCACCGGATTTCATACTTCCACAAACAACAAACGCGCCAGCCGGACAAAATGGCCGCGTGGCATTTAGTTCCTCTGATTTTTCCGATCGCAGCGCCGGTCTCCCCGGTTTTGCAACGGAGACAGGGGTAGAACCGCATTTTGAAACGGATATGCTCCGGGGAAACTGGGAGACTACACCCGTTAGCACAGCCTTCTTCTCCGTAGAGAATGTCCAGCGGCTCCAACAACTTATCCGAAAGGGGGTGTATGATCGGAGCCAGCCGAAGGGATATGTGATCGACGATCAATCAACGGATGAACTCAAAATCATTATGCGTGCAATCTATTACCAATATGCACGCAACTTAGCGGCCGATATCAAGGCGCAAGTAAATGACCTAAACCGTAAGGTGGTAGATTGGTCCGTGCCACATGTTCTTTCAGCCGTGGATCACTATTTTTACTACCTGAAGGACATCAGTCAGATGCCGGTGCCCTTGGCACAGCCGCAACATTTGAGCCGCGCCGGAACAAAGTCGCTGCCGATGAATCCTTTCATGTAAAACCCGAGGCAGCGCGCCCATATAATCCGGAAGTGACTCGACTCCCCATATAGGATGGTATACGGCAGGGCACAAGTAAATGGTCGGGGGAGAACTCCTCCTTCCACGGAAGACCGCCTGTGCTTCAGAAAACTCATGGAACAGTGTGATTTATTCGCAGTGTTTGATGGTCATTCAGGTTCCGGTGTAGTTCGTTATACCGTAGAGAACCTTGTTGCGCGGATCCAAGAAGCGCTGAAACTGGCCGAGCCGGATGTTCTTCGCAGTCCGGAAAATATGAAAACGATTCTCGCTAAAGTATTTATTGAACACGATAAGGATCTTGCCCGTAACATCCAGAAAGTCGGCGACTCCGGATCCACCGCCACCGTAGCCATCGTCACACCTACGCACGTTATTGTAGCATATATTGGAGACTCTCCGTGTTTTCTCATGAATCCGAATACGGGCCTCATTCTTCCCGGGGGAGAGATGGGGAAGCACGAGCCCAGCCTTGCAAGCGAGGCTGCGCGGATTCAGCGTGCCGGTGGGGAAGTGGAAATCGATGAGATGGGTGTTCCCCGGATAGATGGACTCATGGTTAGCCGCGCCTTTGGAGACTTTAGCATCAAGTTCCCCAATATCCGTAATCCACCCTATAATGCCGATTGGACGCAAATGAAAGTGACAGCCCACCCAGATTTTGTTGTCTGGGAACGACCTGAAACTGGTCTTCTTGCGCTAATGTCGGATGGCCTTGTGGAGACGAACACGAATATTCTAAAACCGTTGCCGCACGTGGCTGCCGATATCTTTAAGGCACTACAGGTGAGTGCGTATGATCTGCCGCGTGCAGCTACGGCCGTTGTCGCAGCACATGTAAAAGCCTCTGCTGGCTCTAATCCTGCCGATTATGATGGTGACGATTTATCTATCATGCTCGTGGATGTGGGTAAATCTGCAGTGTCGCAAACAGGTGGCAGTGCCGCAAATACTATTCGGACCGTTCTCAATCAAATGACGGCGAAACCCAAGTCACGGAAGGCCAAGCGCCTCCGCAGAAATAAGACGGGGAAAACGAACGCCCTCATAAAGGCGTTTGAGCTGAAGTAACGATGGCTTAAAACGGTGCGAATATTACATATTGGAGGTCCTGTAACTCAGTTGGTAGAGTGTGGTGCTTATACAGTTGTTGTATGCTAATGGCACGCCAAAGTCGCGGGTTCGATCCCCGCCCGGACCATTTTTATGTGCGCCTTGTAGGCGCTCGTAAAAATGGCTTGTTAGTATAGGTATGAATAAGGCATTATCAGCGGCAGAAGAAGGAAGATCTTTGAATGCGTTGAATGCTGTTATGCGTAATTTATTGCTTGCAGAAAAGGAACGTCAAAGAATTAAAAATGATATTAAATCGAGAATGCAAAATAGCGTTGTGGAAGGCGTGCGAAAGGAAGCAGTAAATAATGAGAGGGCTGCAGCTAGAACACGGCGGCTACAAGGGCGGCGATTAAATAGAATTATGTTACCTAGTATTGCGGAGAATGAACAAGAAAATGCGGCTGCACCCTATGAAGAAGAAATTGCCGCTGTTATGACCAGGGCTGGAACTAGTCGTGCGGAAGCCATTGAGTTTTTACAGGAACTAGATAAAATAGGGGAACAAGCAGTAAATGCAGAAGTGACTTTGCAGAGATTGCGCGAAGTTTATAATGGAAAAACAGTGAAGAATCTTCGAAAGATGTTAAAACGACGAAGAACTATGACGCGCGCGAGAAGGCGCAATTAGTGTTTAAGGTATCATGGAAGATCGATGTCTTATAGTTAAATACCCCTCTTTGGGGGGAGTCTTGAAATAGGCTACATGACTACAGTAGCGATGTGCTGTATTAAACCTTAGCCTTCGGCTTAGGCTTCAAGATTTTTGCGACTTTCTTACCCTTACCGTCTAATGCTGCTTCGCGCTCGGCCCGCATCTTTTTCCACGCGGCCTCAAAGTCACCCAGATCCGACAGCCACATCGCGGATGCGGTAGTGCTCTCCAGCGCAGCGAGGGCTGCCTGTGCAGTAAGGACGGCACGCTGGTGCTCCTCCACCGCCGCGGCCTTCACGCGATCCATGCGCAGCCGCAGCAGATAATCATACGCATCCACATTCGTCGCAGCACGGTCACCTGACAGCGCCGGCAGCTCATGCGCAATCATCGCAGCCACAATGTCCTCATCCGACGCACGACGCATATCGATCGTGCCGTCGAGGACCGCCTGGAGGAAACGCGCCTTTGCATCCGCCTCCACAGCATCCCGCCGCAGCCGATCAATCTCCGCCGCCCGCCGCGCCTCATACGCAGCCAGCCGCGGCTCATAATACGCCTCCAGAATGTCGCCCACACAACCATACTTGACGATCTTTGACTCGGTGTCAAAGGCCACCATGTTTGTCGTGCGCCACGTGCTCGTCAGCTTGAACCGCTTCTCGAACTCCACGGGGTTCCCGCGAATGTCATCGTAGTAGTCGCCGTCCAACTCCAGATTGAACTTCACGTCAATGTGGTTATAGAGGTCCTCAAAGTTCTTCAGCACCGGCTTGCCGTCCTCCGTCTTGGACGTATCCGCCTTGCCGCCATCCGAGCCACCGACCTTGGCCCCAGCCGTCGTGCCCGCCACACACATCTCATCCAGAAACGCCTTGTAGTCGGACGTCCAAGTGCCCACCGGTAGCTCCGTGATCGTAATCACCTTCTTCGCATCGTCAAACGTGTAAAACCCCTTCGTCTGCCACACGCCGTCAGAGACCAGCTGCACCGGCCCCTTGAAGCCGAGCCACCAAGGCCGCATCGCCAAGCTCTCCAGCGTCTCCCGCCGCCCCTCCAGGCGATCCCGCAACAGCCCAACGACCTCCTCGGGATTGTGCGGAGGAATATCCGTGCTGAACCCCGTGCCAATCCCAATGCAGCCGTTGATGACCAGCAGAGGCACAACCGGGAAGTAGGTCTCGGGCTCCACCAAGAGCCCGTCGTCGTCAATATGCTTGAGAATGGTGGAATCCTCCTTGCGGAGAATCGTATCCACGATGCCCTCCAGATGCGTGTGGATATACCTCGCTGAGGCTGCATCCTTGCCACCCTGGAGGCGAGAGCCAAACTGCCCAATAGGCGCGAGCAGATTGATGTTATTCGCACCCACGAACTGCTGGGCCATGGAGGTGATGGCCGCAGTCAGCGACGCCTCGCCGTGGTGGTAGGCCGCGTGCTCCGAGACATAGCCCGCCAGTTGTGCAACACGCACTTCCGCCTTCAGACCGCGCTTCAGGCAGCCAAAGATGATCTTGCGCTGCGACGGCTTCAGGCCATCCATGATAGAGGCCAGGGACCGAATATTGTCCGCATTACTGAAGTGAATCAGCTCATCGTGGATGAAGCGCGAATAATCCACACGACCGCCGTCGCCGACGACCAACATGCGCTGCGGATCATAGTCGGCCAGCCACCGCTTACGGTCGTCGGCGCGCTTCTTGGAAAACGCCATGGACATGGACTCGTCCGTCTCACCGTCCCACGTATATTTGATCTCGTGGAGATGCTCAAACCACTCCTTCGCCTCCTCGTCCGTGCTCGTGCCCAACCCTTTGTAGTATTTGAGATGCCAGCCGGCCGAGGAGCCTCCCAGCCCCGCCTTCCACGCCTCAAACTCCGCCGCGGAGTAGAAGCTCTTCACTTCAGAGCGCCGCGTGGCCTTCAGTAGCGGAGTCGCCAGCGAGCAGATAAAACCTGCCTGCATCAGCGCCGGCCACTCGGCGTGGAACAGATTCATGAGAAGACCCTTGATGTGTGACCCGTCCAAATCCTGATCGGCCATCACCATCACACGTCCGTAGCGCAGTGATTTCAGATCCTTATAGACCTTGGACTGCTCGAGGCCGAGAATCTTCTTGATGGCCGTCAGCTCCTCGTTCTTGGCGAACTTGTCCGCCGACACATCGCGCACGTTCAGCATCTTACCCTTCAAAGGAAAGACACCCCACTTCTCGCGGCCCACCACGGATAAGCCCGTGATTGCGGAGGTAGCAGCTGAATCTCCCTCTGTAAGGATCAGCGTGCATTCGCCAGACTTGGCCGTCCCCGCCCACAGCGCATCCACCAGCTTCGGCATCCCGCGCAGAGTGCGCTTCTTCGAGCCATCGGTTTTCTTCACGTCCTTATTCGCCTTTGCATCGAGAATAGACATCGCCTCATCTAAGAGACCCAGCTTCACCAGCTGCGCCACCATCTTTTCCGATTTGAATACGGAGCCGAACTTGCTAGCCGGCGTGGTCAGTGTCTCTTTGGTCTGCGAATCAAACGCCGGATTCACAATCGTCGCGGCCACAAAGAAGACCACGCTGTCCTTCAGTTGCCCAGGCTTCACCACCACCTTCTTCTTAGCCGCGTGCTCACAGAAGTCGCCGATGATGGCCCCCACCACCTTCTCCACGTGTTTCCCCCCCTTTTTCGTATTGATGCCATTCACGAATGACACATGCTTCTCATCGGGCACCGCATCTTCCTCGAACAGCTGCCGCGCCATCACTGCAGCTACCTCCCAGCGCTCACCGCAACGTTCATACGCCACCGGCGTGTCGTCACGCACGAAGAGCTTGACAAACTTCTCAAAGGTGTTCGTCGCAACTGTCCAGCCGTTACAGGTCACCTTCACTTCCTTTCCAGCAAGAGCCGCCAGCTCCACCACACGTGTGCGAATAACGTTCATCATGTCGCCCAAATTCAGCCCAGGAAAGCGCGCCAGATCCGGTTCATAGACAATCTTCACGAATCCCTTGGCCTTATCCGCCTTCACAGATGGCTTCCCAGCTACAGACATATTGTCCGTCCAAGTCTGAGAATACTTCTGGCCGTTCTTGGGACACCTCGTCTCCACGGTGAAGCGGCGACTGAAGATGTTCGTCAGCTTCGCACCGTAGCCGTTCTTGCCACCCACAATCTTCTCCTCCTCCTTTTTATAGTTCCCACTCGTGAGCAGATGGCCAAAGATGAGCTCAGGCGCCCACACATTCTCCGTAGGGTGCATCTCCACAGGAATGCCATCGCCGTCATTCTCTACGGAGATAGTCAGCGGCCCCTCGCCCTCAGAGAAGACCACGTCAATGTGCTTGATAGGAGTGCGACCGGGCTCGGCGCTGCGCACGAGAGCATCAAGCGCATTCACTACAATCTCATCAAAGAGCTTGTAGAAACCCGGATTGAACTCCACTGCACGACGCACCATTTTCCCAACAGCGGGGTCAAAGATCCAGCGGGACTCAGCGTGAGTATCCGTGGAACCGATATACGTATCAGGGAGCTCCAAGATGTGCTCCCTGTGCGTGTGCTTTTTGTATGCAGATGCGTCGGCCATTCCTATACCAAGGGGGGAGGCTTGCCCCCTTTCCAATTTTTAGGGAAGCTGGTAATCTGTTGAGAGAATCACCCTGCTAAATAGGGGATGCGAACAGGTCAAGAATGTATAGAATATTTAAACTCTACGGTATGGGCTACACTACGTCCTTCGCCTATTCAAGGCATAGGAGTATTTGCTATTCGCAATATTCCTAAGGGGACAGAAATAACAGATCATATGATTTACGGGGAAGAACGCGTGCAGAATGAACTTACACCTGAAGAAATGGATCATCTGAAACCTGCTATTCGGAAACTAATCCTTGACAAAATATTTTTTGACGAGTCAAATGACGTTTTACAGTTTTACTCTCCAAATCTCACGGCCTCCCTGCAATCATGGATGAATCACTCAGATACGCCGAATACGACGGGCACACATTCTCTACGTGATATCGCAGAGGGAGAAGAACTCACAGAAGACTATCGATCACTTATTCCTGGAAATCCTCATCCCATTAGTAAAAAACACATGAAATTTCTTATGAGAGGGGGAACACGCCGAAGACGTAGGAGATCGTGAGATTTACCCTTTAACAAGCACCAAGAGTTTATCATTATCCCACCCAGGTGACCACTTATCCTGGTGTTCGCACATAACAAAATAGTAGGCTGCACACTGAGGTATGATATCTTTTAGCTGTGCCTCATAATATTCTTCCGATTCTGAGCGGAAAATGTCCTCTACAATAATCATGCCACCCGATTTCAAACGTGGAAGAGCCTCTTTAATGATGGACACTTGGTGTTCGCGCGCATGACTACTGTCGTCAATAATAACATCATACAGATTATCCTCCCCACCTGCAGCGGTAACTAATGCGCGCTTGACATCACCCTCTATACTTACATCCATCAAGCTCATTTGAACACGTTTCCCAACAATGTTTCGCCCATACATCAGAATATTTTCATCCCTATCGAACATGTGCAACTCTGCCGCAGGATTTCTGAAATATATGTCCCACATAATGGCGCTCGCACCCATCGCAACGCCAATCTCCGCAAATCGGATAGGTTTATTTTTCAGTGGAGCTAAAAGCATATTATAAACAGCGGTGTAGGGGTGACGATGTGCGATTTTATTGTAGGGACTCTTATCCGTCCCTACAATCTCTCCTATGCCACATAGTTCCGTTTTTGCTGACGTGGAGTCAATAATAAGACGTGAAATCATCCTATAAATTAGTTCTCACCTTCTTTTAAGTAAGAGCAGATGGGAACTCGTAGAAACTGCGGATGTTCTTGGAGGGGCCGGGGAGGATTTTATCCGAGTGTAATGGCTGGCGTATCAAGCACGGGACCATATTTCTTGACCGCCGCTTTTGCACAAGGGTATCGTCTTATCCGGAACAATCCTTCTCGGATGAAGAGTCGGAGAGCTCCCCGCCGGCAACACCACCGCACTAAACGCACGAAAAGGTCCTAAAAAACCGCAACACACCGGCAAAAAAACGCGCTACAGGCATAAAGAGGTTTTCAAGAGTTGAAAATAGAATGTCTGTGTCCCGACCAACTGCGAATGCAAATGGGAACCTGTTTGAGGTGAAAACTGTTCAGTCCGGTGCATTTCGCACACTTGTTGAGGCTTTGAAGGAGATTCTGACGGAGGCAAACCTGGAGTTTGATTCGCAGGGGATCAAGGTCATGGCGGTCGATGAGACCCATACAGTTTTAGTATATCTGCGCCTGCATTCGGATCGGTTTGAGTCGTATTTCTGCCCTGCAAAGCATGTACTGGGTGTGAATATGATCTATCTTTTCAAGCTGATTAAGACTATGGGCAACAATGATAATCTCACTCTGTATCTGCCTGCGTCCAATCCGAACAAGCTGGGCATTCGTATGGAGAACTCGGAGAAATCCACGGTGACGAACTACTTTCTGAAGCTGTTCGACACGGATGTGGAGGACATCCAGATTCCTAACCTGAACTTTACGAGTATCATTCACATGCCGAGCGTGGATCTCCAGAAGATTTGCCGTGATATGAATGCGCTGGGTGAGAAGCTCGATGTGGAGATTACGAGCAGCGGATCGGACCTCATCTTCAAGTGCATGGGCGATTTCGCGGAGCAGGAGACGATCATTTCGGAGCGTAATAACTCGAACATGAAGGTGCATAAATTCGGGAATGGTGCTTCGGAGATTGTGCAGGGCATTTTCCAGCTGAAGCATCTTGTGCTTTTCACCAAATGCACGAGCCTGTGCCCTTCTATTGAGCTGTATCTGAAGAACGATATTCCTCTCATTCTGCGTTATACGGTGGCCAACTTGGGTGAAGTAAAATTAGTTCTCGCACCCATGAAAAACAAACAGGCGGCAGTTGTATGATATGTTTCCCGTCATACACCGTAAAAATCTTAAAAAATCGGATGGCCTGAAACTTCGTGAAGTTAAAATGGAAGTTTCACCTCCCCGGGTTAAACCCGAATATCGGCTCATATAATAGGATGGTCATATGTAAATCCGACAGCTGTAAGTTTGAAGCCACTTACGGTTTTAAATTCGCAGTTCCAGAATACTGTATGGGGCATGGACGGCAGGTGGGTGCTTTTACACAGTATGGTATTTGTAGATGCGGTCTATCAACACCGCGATATGCCCTAAAGGGTGAAAAAGCATCTTGTTGTGCAAAATGTAAGACTGATAATATGGTTAATATTGCTGATAGACGCTGTAAATGCGAGAAGCATTTACCAACATATGGGATGCCTAGTGATAAGCGTCCAGATTATTGCAGCGAATGTAAGAAGGATGGAATGATTAATTTGAAAGATAAAAACAAGAAGTGCCTATGTAACAAGGTTATTCCATCATTTGGATTCTCTACTGATAAAAAACCGACATGCTGTGTATCATGTAAAAAAGAGGGAATGATCAGTTTATTAAATGATCTATGCCCTTGTGGTAAAACGGCCGCATTCGGATTCAAAGATGATAAGAATCCCGCGTATTGCTTAAAGTGTAAGAAGCCTGGTATGGAAAATATCGTAACAAAGAAGTGTTTATGTGGAAAGGCAATACCATCATTTGGGCTAAAAACTGATAAGAGGGCATCTTGCTGTGCTAGCTGTAAAATAGTGGGGATGGTAAATATTATAGCTAAAATGTGTAAGTGTGGAAAAGTGCAACCAACTTTCGGAATGAAAACAGACAAGAAACCCAGTTGCTGTATATCTTGTAAAACAGACACCATGGTAAATATTAAAGATATTATGTGTTTTTGTGGAAAAGCACAACCAGTATTTGGCCTTAAAACTGATAAAAAAGCTACACATTGTGTGAAATGTAAAACAGAAGCAATGATAAATATAAGGGCAAAGATGTGCAAATGTGGAAACGCACAACCAGTATTTGGTCTTAAAACAGATAGAGTTGCGACCTGTTGCGTAAATTGTAAAAATAATGAAATGGTTGACATCTTATCAAAGAAATGTATGGGATTAATCAACTATGAAGGTAATGGAGACCTTAAATGCCCGTATGATTATAGAGCTAAAAAGAAATATTCATATTATTGCACAAAGTGTTTTGAATATAACTTTCCCCATGATCCGCGCACGGCACTGATACGCGCTAGGACTGAAGAAAATATTGTGCGAGAATACTTGGCAGAAAACTACAGTAATTTCATACACAATACAGCTTTATGGACAGATCAGAAAGATTGTACTTGTCGCCGCAGGATTGATTTCAGAACACTTATTGGTAACACCCTTTTATGCATTGAGGTTGATGAAAATCAGCACAAATATTATGACAATAATGATACAGATAAAAGGTATAATGATATAATGATGAGACATGGTTCTAAAATGATTTTTATTCGTTTTAATCCACATTTGTATATTGACTCGGATGGAAATCGCAAGAATCCAGAGATGCCAAGCCGATTAAACGTATTAAAGTCAACTATTGATACACAGATAAATCGTATTAATAATGGTGAAAATACTGAACTCTTAGAAGTAGTTCTACTGTTTTTTGATAAATGTTAATAAACAAGCAGGCGTTAACACGTTAAAATTGAAACATTCACGTCGCAAACTTGCCCGCACATCAAATGGACGGGCAAGATTGGGATCCGGTTGTTATCAAGAGGACAGGGCCGAAACGCGTGGTGAAGGGTGCAGGAGTGAAATTGCCGAATCTGACGGCGGCGGCGGCTGAGCAGCGGCGAGCAGAGGCTGCAGAAGTCCCGAAGCCGAAAGTGCTCTCCTCGGAGTCACGGACACAGATGATGCAGCTGCGTGCGGCCATGAAAAAGACGCAGGTGGAAATCAATCAACTATGCGGTTTCCCTGCGAATACGATTCGCGATATTGAGTCTGGAAAACTCACTCCGAATGCGGGGCAGCTGATTCGTCTGAACAACATTCTGCGGACGAAGCTGACTCTTGTCTGAGAGTCACAATATTATACCATTTTGTGAATATGGCCCGCTCTTTTTGTGTGAGAACCCATCCAATCATAGATTCATTTTTTGAACGCCCGCGCATACCATCAAAGTATCTTTTACCGTTTGATATCACGTAGAGTGTCTTATACCGCGAGGCAGCATATTCAAATCGGGGGAAATATGCACTAAAGGAAAGTTCCAATTCATCCGATATTTTACGACAAAAGGTGATAACTCCTTTCTGCCCCCTGATATCTCGCTCTCGCCCTGTCGTAAGAAACTGCGACCAACGATCCCTCCCTATATCAATGGGTCGTATGTCAGAAGCTTCAAGTCCAAGCGATGTCAGCGCATCATTCAACTCCTTTTTAGCATCAATATACACCTTACACATTTGGTTAGTTATACAGCTGGCTAAACCCCCCTTCAAATTTTCCATGCAAATGCGGGTTTTCGCAGCCCCCGATAATCTGATAAAGAGGTATTATGACTTCTTGGATACGAGCCGCGCCCCCGACTCTAAGTACAAAAAAGGATTCGCTCATTTTTGAGTTAGAAGATGGTGAAATTTGCTCTCAGTTTGTGAATTTTTTATATGCATATATACTTTCAAAATCTGAAAATATTGTTCTGTATGTGAATGATGTTCCTAACACGATTTCGTCAAGTTATCCACTCCTAAAAAACACATTTATGAATGACCCTAGTGTGAGATATGTGGATACACAGGTTCTGTCGAGTGTTTCTACTAAAAGACGGCAGGGTCAGATCATTGCATTAGTAAGTGCTTTACAGCCTGATGCACTTCGTGCGTTTGCGCGTGACTTATTTGAGTGGGATATTTCCCATATTGATAAAATCAAGCCTATTCTTGCGGGGGTGCCTTTTCATACGGAGTTTGATGTAGGCATTCATATTCACACAACTCAAGTAAAACCTGTTCCGATTGATCAATATATCCAGGCCATAAAAAAGTATCATCAAATGTCTAAGAAGAATGGACTCAATATATTTGTTATGAGCGATTCGCAGCAACGCCTGGATGAACTACAAAGGAAGTGTGATCCTACATGGAAAATATTCTCTTTGAACAGCCCCCAAGACTTTAATGCAACATCGGCTCGTTCTCGGATGAATGCTTACCTGCATTTCATGGCGGAACTCTTTCTTATGCGTAATATACCACACATCGTTTGCGCGCTTTCTAGCAATGTGGGACGGTATTTATATCTCACAATGGCAAATAGTTCTACTATCGCCAGTATTGACATACCTAAATTCTCCCCCTTTTAAAGGCCTTACCGCGATGTGCGTGCTTACATCTTCTTATCCACATGTGGAGTATATAAGATATCCGATGGAACAAGTTTAGGGTGTAACAGATTGAGGCCAGTGCCCTTATTATATGTCTCTGAATCTTTGTTCCAGATTTTAATCACATAGAATCCTACGCGCTGAGAGCCATTCGGGCCACTCATGATTTTTGGACTAATACTTATTCCAACAATCCGATCACTTGGATCCGCCGCAACTTTGCCCAACATTGCACCTAAGATATAGGCCTTGTAGTATTCACCACCCTCTTCAATTCCACCACGAAGGGAATAACTTCCACCACGAATATTCTGATAATTCTCCCAAAGAGGTGGAATCGGATCATGCATACAAAAGAACATACCCCTTTTTAGCTTATCACCGAGCTCATTGAATACTGCTAGCATCTCGCGAATAGTTGATACCTTCGCAATAGGCTGGAAAGTATCCATTGTCCACCTCTTTTCCCTTGGCGCATGGAAATATAATGTCCACGTGCCAGAAGGCAGGGGAGAATCAATATTAACTGACATTGGTATGTCAGTGATATACATGACATATTTGGTCAATTTTAGGTCCCCTGCGGTTTAATCCTCTTTATCGTGGTTTGTAGAAGTTTCGGTGGATAATAAAGGCTCCACCTCAGAAAGCTCATTTACCGGAACATCGTTAGGGATTTCTTGCTCTTGCTGTAACTCTTCATCCTCTGTTACATCAGAATCTTCATAGGGATTGTTTATAATAACCTCATGCGTATTACCAGAATCATCAATGATACGGTAACTAATCCCCTTTTTATCACCTATTATGACCCCCGAATGAAGGCCCCATGCAACTATAATATTCATAAAACTAGGAATTGGCGCCTCTTCCGTATCGATGCTATATACCTTAACTTGCTCAATAAAGGATGTAATATCATACTGCAGTTCGCCATCTAATACAACCTCTATACTCAAATATGGTAACGCAGTAGGAACTAGATTTTCCGTTGCACCCCAAAGGCGAAACACATGGGTATCTTTAGAATAGCTCCACATAGGAGTCGCAGATAGATTTGCTGATAGATCTACAAGATGTTCAGGATACACCTTATCATTTACATCAAAAAATAAGTAGGTCTCTGGAGAAAATGCATTTGTAAATTTATTATACTGGCGTTTTACATGCTCAACAAGACTCGTCATGTAGTTGAAAATGCTGAGTAAATAGAAAGTTAAGGGGGTCATCTACAGATGCTAGGTACGAGCGCCTTAAACCGTGTCGCGTTTAGAAGAACATTTTTTCTTAAGAGGTGCCGGTGCCGCCCTCACTACTGGCGCTGCTTCTGCAATGGATCGTTGATTGTTCCATCCGATTAATATTATTATAATAGGAATAGATAATAGCCCCCACGCGACCATCGTGTAGTTTTTATCACATATAACTGCTATTAATAACGTAGATATACTTCCAAAAATAATACGGAATGGAAGTGATTTGTATTCATTCCGTGCAAGATCTAGAAAAATAAAAGATACAAACATAGCGGCGGTAATTATAACGGGTAATTGAATATTCGTAAAAGTAGAAAAAGTGAAATATCCATCCATTTCTACATAGCCCGCAGTTTATATTTTACTCATCAGGTTTCTTCATAATAATACGAGCCTTCACACTGCTCCAGACACCTACTGCGTAGGGCGCACCATCGGCATCTGTCATATATACAATGTTGTCCGAATCACGGTAATACGTTGCACCCTTGTATTCGAACTCCTCCAAAGTTTCTCCATCTTCCTCATCCGCGGCATCTAGCTGCCCCTCAAATTCCTCCTCCTCCTCAGCCTCAGCCTCAGCCTCCTCCACAACAGTTTCCTCTCCCCCATCGGTCTCTTCTACCTCTTCCTCATCGCCAGCCTCCTCCTCTTCAAGCGCCATCCGAGCCGAAGTGTTCATCAAAAGCCTGTCGGCATGATTAATTGGCTCGGGTGTCTGCTCGGAGATAATAACCTCCTTCTTCGGAATAACCTCGATCCCAACGAGGGGCTGCGAAGGGATAAGTGACATGGGTGGCGGCGGCACACAACGCTCGGCAAGTTGAGCACGCAAGCGGCTGACATCTTCTTCGAGCGTATCAATCCGCTGAAGAAGAAACTGATGTGCTCGCTGCATTGCCGTGTATTTTTCATCTTGAGCACGCTGCATCCAACCAGGTGGCTCACACCCCGTGGGCCCAACAGGTCCCCCCACTGAGATAGGCTGCTGCCGCCGCTGAACAACCTCCTCGATCATGGCAAGGCGCTCGTGAATCGTATTCTCTAGACCGCGAATAAGTTCATGGACAAGAGAAGACGCCATTTCTATAACACTCACTACTGTAGCCTGTCGCGTCAATTTTAGGTGGCCCTACGACCACCGCCTATTTTGATGTTCATTACAGTATCAAGAGTAGATTCCTTATCCTTCAGAGGTTTTCCTCTTTTTAGACGCAATCCCTCCTCAACCGAACGCGGTTGAATGGTTGCCAGCGCCCCCTGCTGCTTTTGATTCGTGTCAAAAAAATCAATCGGCTTTGTATCAATCGATCCCAAAATACTAACCATCGGCGGCATATGTAAATCTACACGCACCTTTTTCTCCCGCGTTGTAGCACGATACGATTCAATCGTCATGGGTCCTCCGAATAGTTTCAAACTCTCACGCGGCGCCGCCGGAAAAATACGACCGGTTTCCATAGAGTTATAAACGCGGTGAAGAAGCGCCATACGTTCCCAGCGAACATGGGGGTCAAGGCCCTCAATAAGAAGATATGCAACAGCACATTCTGGGGAACAGAAGTTTCCATAGACGTTATACACCATATCCACTTCACGCTCTGGAATAACACAAGGCATTCCTTCAAACGTATGAGAACACCAGAAACACGCAATATCGGTGGTCTCAGGAATACGCCGCTTATCAGAGCACTCCCTGTATTGAACCATAAGATTCGCGCGTGTGAAACAGGGCATCGCCTTTGTAACCGCAGGCGACGTGCTTACAACTACAGTTTCTGCCGCCACTGTCGCCGCAGCCTCCTGTTTAATAGATACAGCGGCGGGCTTGAGTTCTTCTTGCCTTGCCGTAAAAATATCATCATTTGCAGCGTCATATGGGCTAGGATCCACTTCGGCGGGCGGGTTTGGATCATAGCGTAATGCCTGATCATGAAACAGGACCTCATTCGTGCGAATCTGAAGGTGTGCAATAAGAGGGCGACGAGGTTCGGGGCTAAAAGAACCATCAATCCCATCCGCTGTTACAACTGCAACCACTTTTACAGGTTTCTTGGATGCCTTCTTTTTCAAAGTATTTTCCACTGGGGTCGCCCCACTTTCTACAACAGATGTTTCTGCAGCCATGGCGGCCTTCTTTTTACTCGTCCGCGCGGCACTTGGCATTTTTACTATATTCAAAGCGCGCTACGAAGTTTAAGCCTTCCACCCCCTTCGCGGTCTAAAAAGATAGAAGGTGAAACTAGTAAATGGAAGGTCTTGGTCTTCCACAGCGGATCGAAACACTTTTACAGACGATGGTTATAAATCCCTCGGCCCGCGCGCATCTTCTTATGATAGGGCCACCTGGTTCGGGCAAGACAACATCCGCGAAATTCTTCGTGGAGGCAATGCATGGTGGTAGTGGGCAGAGATCGAAGTCATTTTTTGGTCGCGCACTTTTTTTGAATTCGAGTGATGAGCGCGGGCTAGAAGCCGTTCGTGGCCGTGTATATCCGTTTATTCGCTCTTCTTTTGATGCTCTTTTCGTCACATCTGGACCTAAGATAATAGTATTTGACGAGGCCGAGACACTTACGGACCAGGCCCAAATCGCCCTGCGCCCCCTTCTTGATATGAGCCCGCAAAAGGTCCTTATTATTTTCCTCTGCAACTCAATATCGCGCATTCACCCCTCGATTGTTCATAAATTTCTAACAATCCCCTTTGAAGCCCCTAAGACGCATGAATTTCAATACCGTATTCAAAAAATCATAGGGGAACAGCGTAGCACAACATTGTATGGCCTTGATATCCAGTTCCGTCGCGGAGACATTCGATTTTTCCTATTGAATCCATCGCGATACAATGACTGCTCGAAGTTATGGAATGAATGTTTTAATACACATATTACACAACTCCCGAATTTATTTGAACAAATTCTTCCAAAATGGGTTTTCTCCGATCTCGCAATGTTCCTCCTTTTTTCAGCAAAAATGGTGAATACTCTTTCTCCCGAGGCCCTTAATGAAATGTTACGTATAAGTGATACAGATTTTATTAAACAATGCAGCCCGAAAGTTCGCAGTAGGCTTTTATCATCCTGGTTTGAAACACACGTGCGAGTAAAATTGGAACAATGGCCCCCCATTCAACCCACATAAAGCCGCGAATGTCAAGTGCCCCACTTACATTCACTCCTCTTCGTATCTCAACCCTAGTAACCACGGGGCACCTGGGTGTTACGATCAATCTTAATAAACTCTTCGAACAAATCCCCCAACTCTTGATTCCGATTGGATATCCTGCTGAAGGATTTCTAAAAATGGAGCATGAGACAAAAGTCGTTGGACACTCTGCGCGTGATATGCTTACCAAGCGCCGAGTGACGGATAAGAGCTTCTTCAACCAGAGCACACTGGTTGTTAGAAAACTGCGCGGTGGCGATGGTGGCGATGCCGGCGAGTTTAAAGAAGTAAATATTAAGCTTTTCGCGAATGGTGGATTTCAGATGACCGGTGTAACATCTGAAGAGTTTTCCCGGGTTGTTTTGGAATTCATTTTGGAAAAGTTCATCCATCTTCCGCAGCCCATCTCCGAGACACCCCTTAGCATAAAGAAATTCGCGATTCAACTGCTGAACTCTGACTACAAGATTAGCGCACTACTCAAGCGTTCTGAACTGCATCGTATCTTATGTCACCAATATCGTTTGTCTAGCACGCTTGAGACTACAATCTACCAGGGCGTGAATACAAAGTATTATTACAACGAGGCAGCCCCGGCAAACAGGGGTATTTGTAACTGCCCAAAGTTCTGCACCGGCCAGGGAGATGGAACACAGGTTGGAATGTGCAAGAAGATTACAATCGCGGCGTTCCAAACGGGCAGTATTATCATTACGGGTGCGAGAAATCGCAAACAACTCGATGAGGCATATGAATTCATGAACGAAGTTCTTCAAACGCATCGCGATGCAGTTAGCAAGCCACCGGCAGCCTAGTTTTGAATCGCGGAAAAATAAGTATTGTGCTTTCCCAGAACCACNNACCATGTCTGCACCCAATGTTTCCTCCCCCCCCACAACGCAAACTCCGGCTGCGCCCGCGGGCCCCATGCCTTCTGCTCAGGTGCTCGTGCATGCTGCTAAGCTCGCTATGGAGCAGGATAAGCCCATTCAGCTTGACTATTATGCCGATACTGCCACGAATAAGGCTTTCCTGGGTGAGGACCAGGAGACCAAGGAGAAGATGCTCATTAAGTCAAATGAGGAATTCACCAGCCTTGTGCAGAAAGTGTATAAGGTGCAGGAGGATTACATTATTATGACAGAGAACTCTATTTACATTGTGAGTGGCAAGATCCAGAAGCGCCGCATTCAGGCCCCTGCGCTTCGTGGGTTCTAAGTAGGAATGCGCGCATATACACTTTCTAGCACGCTTTTTATAGTGTCAGCTTCTGCGACTGTGCCGCAATTGTATCAAACGTTGGCGACGGGTGAAACCCGTGACTTCAACGTTTGGAGCTTAGTATTGAATATCATCACTAATATTCTTCTGGGAACACATGGATATTATACCGGTGACACCGGGTTATTTTTAGTCGGCGCCTGGTTTGTCATCTATTGGACAATTCTCTTTGCTTTCAAAGTAAGAGCATAAATATTGCAAACAACATGAGAAAATGTCCGTCATTCCAAGCGTGTGTTTTTGTAAGACCCGCCTTCGAAAAATCCATAGCGCCTCCTAGCCCGGTCAAAAAAACCGCGGCAACGGCAAGCAGAATTGCTAAGAGTCGTGTTCTCTTCATTTCTATATAGTATATAGAAATGCGTAGTTCTAGACGTAATGCCGCGCGTAAATCGCGGCGCAGTAACAACAGGCGCAATCGTCGTTCTTCTCGTCGTAACGGGCGGCGCTGTTGGTCTGGTGGGTTCGCCCCCATAGATGATACTAGTATGCAAAATTCTTCGCGCATGAACCTTGCACAGGGCGGAGATTACCTATCCATGCACAAAAATCAACATGGCGGAGCGGCCGTGTGCTTATCAAACTCGGCACCCCTCGGATATACGGGTGTGCTAGATTCCTCCATGCGGGGTGCCGCGGGCGTTCTGCCCGGTGATGCGGCCTTTGCAGCGGCGAGCGGCATGAAGGACCAGGCCGGTGGTGGGAGACGCGTCAATGCAGCGCACAGAAATATTCTGAGAATGCTGAAGAAACTCACTAAAAAGCGGAAGGCTGGACGCAAGCAGCGCGGTGGGGCAGCGTATTCTCTGACACATGCGCAGGACGTGAGCACACCTGGCGAGCTTCTTAGTGGCCGAGCCGCCGCCGCCGCCGCCGCAGGACAAAACCCTGAGTGGAGATATGTAGAAAATGCTGCCGCCTACAATCCCCGCTAAACCTTACGAGCATTAAACATTTCCACAATCCTATTCCGGTTCTCACGCAGAATATTCTTCTCCGCTTCGGTTGCACTCAGTGTAACAGAAATACGAAGATCTCCACGGCCACCCCCCTTCTTTGGCATACCTTCCCCTTTCATAATAATAACGTCGCCGTGTTGAACTCCTAGAGGAATATCGACAACAAGGCCTGTTAGATGCCCTGGATGCGTGTCCAGGCGCTGCGAAGTTCCCAAGAGAGAATCCCGCAGAGAAATCGTAACACCTACGACCAAATCATCCGTCCCATTCAGGCGCTTAAAAGGAATATCCTCATCCGCCTGTTGCAGAATAATATGAACATCCCCCGCCTCCATATACTCAAGTTGATCCGAGCACTCCTTTTCAAAGACGATTACCTCGTGTGGTCGCATACCAGGCTGGATCACGACATCTAACCCCTTTTCCTGCGATATAAACTTCTTCCCCGAACACCGCCCACACTTTGTCGATATACGTTTTCCCTCTCCCGAACACTCATTACAGGGAATCTGCGATACAGCATGCATAGGACCCATTTGAATAATCTGTGTCTTCTTTCCAGAACCATTACACCCCTTACAGGGCTCATATTTCTCCGCACCACTCCCCTTACAACCTTCGCAGAACTTCTGACGCTCAAACTGCACCTTCACCCGTTTCCCGTGATAGTAGTCCCATAGACTTACAGGCATTTCATGAATCTTGGGCGGGCCCTTGGGCATCTTTCGAACCTGCCGTGGCATTCCAGGTCCAAACATATTTCCAAACATAGAACCAATATCAAACGGAATGCCTTCACCTGGTCCAAACGGCATACCACCCCCGCCCATAGGCCCAAAAGGGAATACACCAGGCTGCTCAGGAATCTCGGCCTCGGATCCCGTCATATCATACAGGTTTCGTCGCTGCGGATCTTCCAGAATTTCATACGCGGCCTGAATCTCTTTGAACTTATCGGGATCACCCCCCTTGTCAGGATGATTCACAAGCGCAAGCTTTCTATATGCTTTCTTAATTTCATCTGCAGTCGCATCGCGCGAAACCCCAATCACATCATACGGTGACTTGGGCATATTCCTTTTATTTAGAGGGACCTGGGGTTTAACCCGTTCTCTCGCCGCCTTAAGAATCTTTATCGTTTAATCAAACAGGATGGTATTCGAGACAACTCTCATAGGTCAAAATGGCCCTGCACACGTTTTACAAGAAATTTTGAAAGATCCCCCGCATATTTTCATATCAGGAAGTTACGGTTGCGGAAAAACAACCATCACGAATGAATTTATACGCGCATATTATGCCCCACATGGGATCAACTATAAAGATTCTGAATGGACTCTCTGGCTTTCTTCAGAACAGGATCGCGGAATTCATTGCGTGCGCCAATCCGTTGCAGAGTTTGTAAGGCATTCTTCCGCGCGCGAAGGTGTCTATCGATTTATAATAGTGGATGACGCTGATTCTTTACCCATGATTTCACAACAAGCTCTTCGTCGTCCCATGGAAACGCATTCTCACACAACGCGTTTTATCTTTGTGAGTCGCCATGGAACCGACCTTATTCAACCCCTAAAATCTCGTTGTCTTCATATAGAACTTGACATAGTTTCACCGATTGTTTTAGCGAAGCATTTCTGCGAAAAAGCCGGCTCTCCGCATGTTACTATTTCTTTAGAAAGTATTGGCATCTTTATGAGTCTAGCGCAAACCCCTACTGAAATTAAAAATGTATGCGAGATTATTTGTAAAGTGTATGGGAAATCAACGGAACCTCATGAAGTAAATTCAAAAGAGATTATTAGCTTATTCGCTTCTCCCTCATTTTCTCTGTGTATGGAACTTCTACGCGCATACGTGCGCAAAGATCGTGACACAATGATGCGCGTTTTCCTAGATATTTGGACGACAGGCATTTCATACGAAGACTTTTTACACGAGCTTACTTCTTCTGTAATGCAAATGGGTCTCCTTTTACCGAAAACAACCCAGGACATACATCAACTTATTCTCAACGGCTGGATTTCTTTTGCACAAGGAAAAACACACTCACTTGATCTGATGCGATTATTCTTTACAGAGGATGCCGCTACTAGTTAGGATATGCCGCAGAAACAGAAAAAAATTTTCAGAAAAGAACCCCCTAAGGAACTAGTGGATTCTATTCTCCGGGCCACAGGCCTGATAGGCATGACGGATTTACGCTGGTTCGCAAAAGAAGAACTCGCGCTACAAGGCTATGAAGAATGGCTTCCCATCCTGGAGCCCTATTATTTGCCATGCAAGGCCACGCGATTTCTCCACGGCGAAATGGATCACGCAAAACTTGTAACAATCTTTCGGCATATTCTGAGACCTCATGGATATGATCTTCATGTCCAGGAGCGTCTATACAAAGAGAGCAAGCATACATTATATCAAATCCAGCCCATGGACCCCTTTCGCGATCTGAGTGGGGCCTGTGCATTTGTAGAATTCTTATAACACCGCCCGAAACAAATGCGAGACGGCCAAATCGGACCCCATAATCTGATCCTCGCTCATACGGAGGAACCAACCGAAGGCGCGCCGCTCTTTGAGTTCGGGCCAGGGAATCGGCACATATACAGCCGCTCCAGTGAGCTCGAATGGAATATCCGCAGCGTCACCCGAGGCCAGCAGATCTTCGCACTGAATACGACGTCCCGCGGCACCCTTGCGCGTCAGCTCGGCCGTGGGCCGCACTTCAATAGGGTCACCGCGCTGTTGAGCTAGCTGTATTGCATCCGCCGCATCGGACATTTCATCACGGCGGAACTCGGAACCACCCGCCCGCTTCTCCAGGCGCGTGCGGGCTTTTTGCTCCCAATCCACCCATACAGGGTGGTTCGGCTCCGGCGACCATGCGACTCGGAGAGAGGGGGTCGCAGTCCCACCATCCCCTACAAAGGTAACTTCATCGTCCGAGCCGAAAAGAACAATTTTCTTCTTCGGGAGTTCTCCAATCGATCGTAGCCATATGAGCGCGGGGGAGGCCCAGAGACCACCGAACTCGGCCAGAACAGCCGCACGAATCCAATTGAGCTCGGGGCCATTCACGTATGCTTGCGAATTGCGGAGGGGTGTTGGTAAGGCATCCCATCCACCTAGGCGTAGGGCCAAATCGTCCAGGCCACCAATCACTTCAATGCGATACTCTTTACCATTTGCCTTGACGCAACTCTCATAACAGAGATTCAGGAAGGGGAGGCTTATTGCACGTGAAGAACGTGCCTCGAAGTCCTGCCAACTTCTTGCATTCACCTCGCTGTTATTCACGTAGATCCAGATAACGGGTAGTTCCATACCCCTTTTGAGTAAATGCTTGTCCTGTATGGGGTCATCCGACTGTTTCAGCCCTACCATATACCACCCACCTACTACGGCGACCCCGAGAACAATACATACAACTATAAGTTGAAGCGTTTCGGGCTTCGCCATTCTCCTGTTTTGGGATACTATTTATTGGTTATGACGAGGCGCTTCATTCTCTCAAAATATTGGTTTCCTACCGAATCCTCCTGTGCGGCTCGGAGACGTCTTTGCTCCTCGCGCCGCGCCGCTGCTGCCTCCGCTGCTTGGACACCCGCGAGCTCCTGATTTGTAAGAGGAGTTGGAGCCTGTTTTCTGCTCGCCGAAAACTTCTCGAAATTTCTATCCTCTATTCGGACATCTGCAACTTGAGTAGTAATCATATTGTCACTTGTATAGGCGTTTCGGAGATCTGTGAATTTCATACTAGAACCTACTGCAGCAGTATAACCTCCGCCACCCCCCCTACCGAGTTCTACACCCGCATTCGGAGCAAGCGTGAGGGCTTCTGGTTGTCGAGTCGCAAGTTCATGGCCACCTCGCGCTCGTGCTGCCCTCGCTTCATCTTCAAAGGC